GAAACGCAGATTTGCTGGCTAGTAATCAGTATCGTTTTAGCGGTATCATTCGTGGTCTTTATGGTACCTCCTATGCGGCTGACGAGCATGTAGCCAGCGAGAAGATAATCCTAATTCCTAGTACTGCCGAAGTGGTTGCAGTTTCTAGGAATTCCACAGAAATAAATACCAACCGTAAGTACAGAGCAGTCACCTCTGGCGGAGCTTACGATGATGCTCCTACCGTAGGATATCAGTTCAAAGGCCAAACACTTGTTCCAATAAATCCAGTGCATGTTCATACTGTTCGTCAATCTAACGGTGATCGTACTATCAAGTGGACTCGTCGTAATCGGGCTTACCAAGCTTGGGTTGATAGTACCGATGTTCCAAACTCCGAAACAACCGAAACATACCAGATTGAGCTTTATGTAGCAGGTACTGATACGCTACTCAGATCTGCTGTTGTTACAACACCTTCGTATACGTACACAGCAGCTAATATCGCAACAGACTTTGGCCTAATTCCAAGCACTATCAGGATAGTAATTAGCCAACTAAGCAGCATTGTTGGTTATGGCGAAGAATTTGATTCCACTGTCATATTTGCTAGCGATTGGAACATGCTGTATGAAGTAGCACCCTTTTTGTCTGGTCCTAACGATGCTGCTATCCCAACCTCATTAATGACTCTTTATTCTGCAGGCTCTTATACTTTCCGGCAGTATAAGGAAAGCGGTAGAACTACTTGGAGTCCTTACCTGAATAACATGAGTGGTTCGGACATTAAGATCCGACAGGAACAAGTTCCAACAATCCTTAACTTTGAGATACGCTGTCGACTAGTATCTACTTCGTCTCCAGCGTCGTATCGCACTGGTCTTTGTGCACGAACAACAAACTGGTGGAACGGAGGCGTGTATGGGTGTGGACTAGTGCTTCAGTTTAAAGGGGATGGCGTAAGCAATTCATCGTTGCAACTTGGCTACGGGAGTAATTCCAATGCCACCTCCTTCACCCAGATTGCCATTAATAACGGGTATGCCCAAAATACTTATTATGATCTGATCTGGTCCTGCATAGGCGCAACGAACCGCGTTTACATTAACGGCACTAATGTAGCTAATCTCGCAGTAACATTAACTGCGCCGCAATACAGCGCTACTGCTGGGCAGGTTGGTATTATTGCCTACGATAGCTCTGGTGGTAAATACTATCACGATCTGCAAGTCTACTACTAAGGACGAGGAATGGCTGACTCAACATCCAACATTAGGCAGATGTCTGTTGGGCAGACTGCCAAAGAAGCTCTTGTTAATGCTCTCATTGATGCGGCTACTCCCGCCACATTGTTTGGAGTTGACTGGATTGCTAGTAGCGGCCTCTCGTTAGCTGTATACGGAGGTAACGTTCTAGTTGGCGGAGTAATAACAACTGTAGCTAATAGGACACTCGCTCTTACTGCTAGCCAGACGAACTATATCGAGTTTGATCCTGCTGGAACGGGAACAACCAGTGGGTTGAGACTTAATACTTCCGGATGGACAGCTGGTTACATTCCTCTCTGGACAATCGTTACCCTGACAAGTTCCATCAATACTTGGACTGACGAACGGTATTGGGGTGCTCCTGTACTGCCTACTCTAACAGTCAATTACGCTTCTGACGCCAATAAGACCTTAACACAGGCAGAAGCTCGTGCAGACATCTTATTGGTGACGGGAACAATTGGAGCTGCCCGTAATCTTGTTTTGCCTCTGACTCCGAAAATTTGGGCTATCCATAATGGCACTACCGGAGGCTATTCAATTGTTGCCATAGGAGCTACTGGAACAGGAGTCACTATCACGAACGGCTCTCGTGCTATTGTGTACTCTGATGGAACGAATGTTCAATCTTTGTCTGGTGGTGTAGTAACTGGGTTAAGCGAAAATATCGCCTTTAGTGGAGATATCAGCCCTACACAAATTACAGGTAATCAGAACGATTACAACCCAACAGGGCTATCTACTGCTTCAACGTTGCGTCTGACTAGCGATGCTTCTCGCGATATAACCGGACTACAAGGAGGAGCCGATGGACGTATTCTGTTAGTCCATAACGTCGGAGCACAAAATATCGTCCTCAAAGACGAGAGTGGTTCATCTACAGCTGCCTACCGTTTCGCTCTTACAGGAGATGTAACGTTAACCCCTGATTCGGTTGCAATGCTTCAATACGATTCTACCTCTTCACGTTGGAGAATGGTTGGAGGTAGTGGTACAGGAGCTTCCACAATCGGAACACACATGATCCCGGTGTCTGCGAAAGCAATGACACCGCGAACGAGTAATGGATCCAGTGCTTACACAGTTGCAGCAGGAGCTTCCGGTCAACCCGATTACGGCTACCTTGCATTTGATACTGCATCAGAGGAATATGCCGAGTTTGAACTCCTGATGCCCGAATCTTGGAATGAAGGAACTATCACCTTTGCTCCTGTCTGGTCTCATGGAAGCACAACCGTAAACTTTGGAGTTGCCTGGTCTCTACAAGGGATTGCAATCTCTAATGATGACACTTTGGCTGCTAACTTTGGTACTGCTCAAACAAGTGTTGACACTGGAGGTACAACAGACGACCTGTATGTTGGGCCTACCTCTAGTGCAATCACCATTGCAGGTACTCCGGCTGCAGGAGATACAGTCTTTTTCCGGGTAACTCGCGTTGTAGGAGACGGCGGAGATAATCTTGGAATTGATGCTCGTTTACATGGCATCAGGATTTACATCACAACTGCAGCGGATACAGACGTATGATCCCCTCAATAATGCATGGAGTTACTCCCCAGCGTTTCAAACAGGTTGATGCTGTAGCTGCGGGTAATGACCCTATGTGGGAGTCAGTTGCTTGCATGTTACACTGTAATGGGACTGATGCTTCCACAACCATCACAGACAGTAGATACTTAAGCACTTGGACATGTAGTGGAGATGCCAAACTAGCCACTGCACAAAAACAGTTTGGTTCAGCCTCAATCGTATTTGATGGTACTGGGGATTATGTCTCAGCTTCGTCCAACTCGCTATTCGCTTTTGGCGGAGACTTCACTATTGAGTGCTGGCTATATGTTAATGCTTCTGTAGCGGCTTGGGCTCGTGTTATAGAGAACGAGCAATATAACGTTACTGGAGGCTGGCATATAAGCTTCAATGGAAGTGATAGTGGGGGTAGTAGAAGGCTAGGTTTTCAAGTTGGGTTAAATGGTGGAGGCGGTAGTCGTATTGATTCCAATGCTGCTTTTCCGACTGCTGCTTGGACTCATTACGCAGTGACTCGTTCTGGTAGTACAATTCGTACTTTTGTTGGAGGTACAAAACAGACAGCTACCTTAACAGACTCACAAGCCTTTACTGCCACAGCAATGCGTTTAGGTTCAGTGTTAGGAACACCAGGAAACTACTACTGGGGCTATATAGACGAAGTACGTCTAACGAAAGGGTTTGCTAGATGGACAGATACATTTACTCCGGCGGCTGCAGAGTACGTGGACTTTTAACATGAGTGATCACTTTACGCACCATCTCAGCGAAGAGGAAAGGGCAAAGGTAGTTCTGCAAGTGGACTACTTTGTTGACATCCTTAGCAAACGGTACGGTATAGAGCCTAATGAGATTGTTGAGGTTGTTAACCAAGTTAGGGAATGGAAAGCTCGCAACCAGCGTCTAACACAAGCTGGCTACATAAGCTTGATAGGGATCATCATCTCTGCAGCTATGCTGGCTTTTTGGGAGGGCATCAAAAGAGTGGTTTTCTTAGGAGGCCCGAAATGAACAGCGAGTTGATACTTACTTTCAATGCTCCTTGGTACATCGACCTTGTTCTTGCTATTGCTTGTGTTGCCGCAATGCTACTACAAGCATGGCTCATAACAGTACAGCGTCGTAATGTAGGACGTTGGTTGCTGATGGTCGGATGGGCTGGTTTATCTGTCCGAATGTTTTGGGCTCTTATCGCTTTTGGCGATGTTAATATACCCGCAGGTTCAATGCCTTTCGTTCTGTGTTTGGCTATTGGTTCCATAATTGTGTCGCTAGACACGCATTACCGCAGCTCCCAAGGTTGCGTTAAATCAGGAGTAAGGTCGCATGAAGCAGATGTTTAGACGCCTCTTTGGTAACATTCTTCGTACTCTTACCCTGCTGGTTATTGGTGTAAGCCTTCTTTCCACTGACAGTTCAATTGCTAAGTGGTTGCATATTCCGGCCCTTGCACCAATCCTTTTGTCGGCTGGCTGGTTGTTTGTGGCCGCAGCTTTAAGTCATGTAGCAAGGATTATCCTGTTCCCTACAATTGACCTTTTGGCTACTGCAAAGAAGGCAATTCAAGAGAACAATATCGCTGCTGGACAAGTAGTACTAGGGATTTGTATTGTCCTAGCAGCTCTACTTATGTCGCAAGCAAGAGCCAATCCTCTTGTAAGTGTTCTAGTTCAGGAACAACAAACATTGTGGCCAGATGTTCCTGCTCCTTGGACTATGGCTGGTCAAGTTGAGGCTGAGTCTAACTGGAAGCCTACTGCCGAACTTAAGACCTCACGAGAACACGGTGCTGGCTTAGGACAACTTACAAGAGTATATCGGGCCGACGGTAGTATTGTATTCGACCGTTTAGCTGACGCTCGTAAGCTTCATCCCTCTCTTGC